ACCGCCTTCGCTAAGGCCTCGTGGGTCGAAGCTGCGGCCTGGTTGACGATCTCCGCTTCATGCTCGGCGGCGTAGCCTTTCGCCGTTGCGTCGGCGAGCCTCTGATTCTCACCGATCGAGATATTGAGTGCCTGGGTCTGCTTCTCGCCGCTCTCGATCGCCGCAGCGGCCGCGGCTTCAAGCGCCGACGTCGCCTGCTGCCGGATCAGGGTCTCGTTCCCCTCGACCTTGCCGAGGCGGCTCAGGGTCGAGATTTCGGCTTCGCGGGCGGCCTCGGCTTTGAGACCTGCCGCTTCACTGGTGATGTAGGCGTCCGCCGAGTCGAGGGTCGCCTGGGTCGAGAGCTTCTGCTCGGCCGTCTGCTTGCCGATCTCATCGACCGCGCGCTGCACCTCTACATTTGCTTTGGAGCGGGCGTAGGCCTCCTTTTGGTCTCCCTGCAGGGTTTTACCCACTTCATCGTTCAATGCCGCGTAGTAGGCCGCCTGTGCCTGTGCAGCGGCCCCCTGAAGCTTCGAGATCTCGAGCGCGCGCGTGTTTTCGGTATTCGCTCTTTGCACCGCCGTGCGCTGCGCTTCAGTTGGAAGAGTGAATGGCTGCGCGCCTCCCCCAGGTGGCGCAGGAGCTGCGGTAAAGCCGGCCGGGACCGGTGGCCCCGCAACCGTCGTCGAGGTCGGCGTACCGGGCCCCGGCACGGAGCCAGCTGCGTTCCGGATGACCTGCTGCGTCACACCCGCCGGGAGCACGCCGCCGTGCTCGTTGCGGATTGTTGCTTCGACCACCTTCGCCAAGGTGTCGGGGTTCGACAGGTTCAGCTGCTCGGTTTCACCAAAACCCGTGACTTTTGTCGCCGCGGCGATCAGCGCCGCGGTATTGTTCTCCTTTGGCGGCGAATAAGTGCTGACGATGTCCTGCAGGGTCGTAAGCTGGTGACCGGTCGCAGCACCGGTGAAATACCGAGTAAGCTGGTTCGCGACACCCTGAACGCCCGCCTCGATGGTCGCAAAGCTCTGGAATCCTGGCGCGCCGACGTTGCGGATGTTCCCGACATTGTTGTTCGTCCCACCGTACATCGTTGGCGTCGGCAACTGCCCGGCGGGTGCCCGGCCACCGATGTTTACGTTCTCGGCGCCGGGATAGATCGGCGGCGCTGAGACACCGCGGCCGCTCGGAAGGCTCGGTAGTTTAGCAATGAGCTTGTCGATCCCTGCGACCGTCTCGTCGACGAGTTGGAGGACCCCCTTCACCCCTCCCTCGACGATCGAAAACAGCGTCGAAAAGACGTTCAGCAGGCCTTTCGCTGTGGCCTCGAGGCCCGTCACTACCGCGTTGAAGGTCTCGCTCTTGACGAGGCGATCGAGGAAATTGTTCCAGGCCGAAGCGAGATCGTTGGTCGTCCGACCCGCATCGCTGAGCGACTGGCGATACCGGCCACCATATAGCGCCGTAAGGCTGTTGATCGCGATTTGCAGGGCCTGCGCCAAATCCCCATGATCAGCGAGGCGGCGCATCTCCGCCGCTTCCGGCGTGCTCAGCGCATTCAGCGATTGCGCGTACTTGATCGTCGCCTCGACACCTCCGGTGAGTGCCGACACCACATTCCGGGTCTCCGTTACGAGGTCCTGGCCGGTAACCGCACCGATATCCCGCGCCAACGTCGTGATGGCACCGGTGGCAGCAGGATTGATACCCTGCGGCACCGCGTGGACAACCTCGTCAATCGCCTTTTTGGCATCGTCGGCGGCCGTGCCCGTATTCCGTAACTGCTCCAGCACGGCCTGCAGGCCTTGCGCGGTCGGACCACCAGCTGTTTTCCCGACCGTGTCCAGTTCAAGATTGAACGAGCGGATGTTCTCCTTGATCGAAATGAACCGTGCCGCGACGAGCGCGAGCCCTGCGGCGACCACCGCCAGCGGCCCGAGAATGCCGATCAGCGACCGCGCCGAGAACAATCCGCCTTGTATAAGGGCACCCACCACCTGAGCCCCCTCGGTCTCGGCCGTCCGAAGCGGGCTAATGCCGGCCGCCAATGACTGAAAGGCGTTGATGCCGGACGCCTGCAACTCCAGCAAACCGACACGATTTAGGCCAAAGGCTCTGTTCTGCGTCGAAGCGAAATCCAGGAAGTCTCTGTTCGCTTGCTGCAATATCGGCCGGAATTGTTTCGTGATCTGTGCCGACGTCAGCTGGCTCGCATTGGCTTTATCGATCGCCGCCGCTACCTGCGCTTCCTTGCTGGTAAATTCAGCGGCGAGCGCTGCAAGACCTGCTTGCTGCGCACTCGTAAGACCAGTGTTGCCCGCCAACACCGAATTAACTTCTGCGAGGACTTTTTCGTATCTCGACTGGGCATCGATCAGCGGATTGACCCGCACCAGCAATTGCTGCGTTGCCGCTGAGAGCCGCGCCTCGGCTACGGCCTGTTCCTGAAATACCGCCGCAGAACTCGCGGCCGACTTCGACACGGCGTCCTGCACCCCGAGCAGTTCGTTGAACCGCGCTTGGTTGTCGGATGCAACCTGGACCGCAGCCTCGGATCTTCCCGCGGAAACCGCCTGCGGCGACGCCGCCGCGGCGCGTGCCTGATTGGCCTCCTGGGAGGTGCCGGCGAAGGTGCGCGATTGAACGACGATCAGATTCTCTGCGGCTGACGTCAGTTGGCCGTATCTTGCCTTGATCTCGTCGAGAGCCTTCTCATACCCGCCGGCGATGTTTACGCCACGAAGCTGCGCCTCGTTGAGGTCGCCAATCTCCTTCGCGAGCGCGATCGCGGAGGCCGTGACTGGATCAAACCGCGCCGTCAGCTCTGTCAGACGGGCCGACTCCGCGTCATATGCCGCCGCGGCGTCGGCCACCGCCTTAAAGTTCTCTTCAAACGCGGCCGCCGACTCCCTCGCGGCGTCGGTCGCACGCGGGAGCACACCGAGCAGTTCGTTGTAGACGCGCTGCGCATCCGACGCGAGTTGCTCTTGCGCTTCCGAGATCCCGCCGGCAATCTCTTCCGGCACCGCCGCGCCCGCACGCCCGAGGTTTGCTTGCGCGCTCGTGCCCGTAAATCCACGAGCCTGTGCTTGCTGCAATTGAATGGCGCCGGTCGCCGCCTGCGCGTAGGCCTTGATCAACGCATTCAACGACGCGAGATTATCGTTTGCCGCTTGCGTCGCCACCTTTTGGGCGGCCGCCAATTGGTTCTGTGCCGCCACCAACAATTGCGCCGCAACCCCGGCCCGCTCTCCGCCCTGCTCGACGATCCGATTTAACGCATCGACCTGTTGCTGCGCCTTTGTTACAGCAAGCGTGAAAGGGTCATACTGCCGCGCTGCCGAATTGATGATCTGCTGCTGCCGCGAAATGCTCGTGATGACACGGTCAGTCGCTCTGGCGATAACGTCGTTTGCGGCGCCGACATCCGCCGCAGCCTTTTTTGCTGCTTCGCTCGCTGCTGTCCGCGACGCCTTTATCGTCGCCGCGAGCCGCGCCTCGGAGTCCTCGACGGCCCGGTTAGTCGCGACAATCTGCTGGCCGCTCTGTTGAGCGACCTCGGCGCCGGCCTTATAGCCAGACGCATCCAGCAAGATCCGAGTCAGGGCGTCATTGCTTGCCATGCCCGCCCTCCGCTTCTTTCCCTGATTTGGCTAATGCCCACGCCAGTAGCTTCTGGGCGGCTCCCTCACGATCCGGTTTCGCATTAAGGAGAGCATCTTCTTTTGCTTTTGTTTCATCCTGACCCCACGGCCAGGTTTTCTTCACGTAATCCAGTAGCCCGTCGCGCATCAGCTCCAATTGGCCGAACGGTGTGTCTAATGCGACCTCAGGCGTATAGCCCCGCCACCCCGTAGCGAACTTGAAGAGTTCGTCGCAATACTCTTCAAGGCTTAGCCGTTTCCCTCCGCTGGATGTGTTCCGACGTCCTCATCACCATCATCAGGCATCCGGCCACCACTTCCGCAGATACCGATGAATTTGATGATCGGCACCAAAAGATCAGCGTCAATCCCGTTACGAAACACCCGTTCATCCAGGCCTTTAGCATCTCGATCGGCCATATTCGCGCCGACGCGTAGCACAAACGCGATCGCATCGATATTCTCATCGACAATGGCCTGCCGCGCCTTGGCCATCCCGCCATAAGTGCGAGAAATCTGCAGTGCGGCCCGTGGTGTCGGCCGGAGCACTATCTCTTTCTGCCCGAGCATGACACACACTTCACCTTGCGTGATTTTTGAGTCCATAACTTTTCCGTCGGAAGGGGGTGAAGACGCCAGTGCCGACACACTGGCGTCCTCTGTCTCGCGAGACCCTCGGCCCAGGCTAAGCTGCCTGAGGCGAGAGGTTTCCGCCTGGTCGGGACGGATTCACAAATTAACTATCGCCGACAAAGACCTCTGTATTGACTTCAAGGTTCACCAGTCCTCTGAACACGCTGTTGGCAGCGCCAGCCTGGAACCGGAACGACATCACCTTGCCGCCGAAATAAATCGTGTCCCAATAAGCTGATGCCCCAACGAGGATCAGCTGAAAGGGATAGGTGTTTTGATCAAGCGCAGTGCCGGCGTTAAACAAAATCTGCTGGCCGGCATCGAAGAGGTCTGATCCCACGGTCATCTGCATGGTGCCGTCATCGTACGGACCCTTGAGTTTCAAGGTCCGCGCATCATTGACCGACACGAACTTGACAGTCTCGAACTGGCGACCGAACTCACCCAGGTTTTCAACAAACCCGACTGCCGTATAGCCAAGCCCTTGAAACGACGTGATCGTCAAACCGGTCACAGTGACGAGCGGGCTCGCGCCGACACTGAGTTGTGCGCCAAGTGTGCCTGTCGCGGCCATTGGCCAATTCTCCTTTTGTAAGAGACGAGCGGGAAAAGCCCGGCTGGCCGCAGGCCAGGATCGGGTCATTCACACGCGCGTTGTCGGCCGCGAACGTGATTGGGAGTTTTCAGCGAGCGCCGTTGTTCAATACGAACGGCACTGAACCGGAACAGCGGTAATATTGACCTTCAGGCTGCGCCGTCGGGACGAGCCCATCCGCTGGGGTGTAATCATCTGCCAGGCCGCCCCGCGGTCTCGACCATTCTACCGGGCTCGGCGGATTGGCTCCTTCAAACTTGATAACCGCGTTGAACGTCTGCAGTTCTAGGATCTGTCCCAACGCCACTACGGGCGACAATACAGCCGCTTTCCCCGCTCCCCACGGGCCAAAGCAGTGATAAAACACGATCCCCGCCTCGAAGGAGTACCGGTAGCCCATGGGCCCATAGATCGACTTCTCGGCGTATGTTCCCTCGACATTGACGACCATATAAAAGTCAGAGTCGTCCTTATTTTCGTTCTCGAAGACCAGCGGGATGGTCGCATACGGGCTTAGCGCCCACGCGGCCTCGAGTGTCGTCCGGATCGCGGCCTCGCATTCGTCCCAAAGCATCAAGAGACCTCCGGATACGATGACGCAAACGAGCACGTCGATACTCAGACCCGCGGCGTTAGCACCAATGCAGGGTAATTCACCTGTTGCGGCCCACGGCGACGACGCCTTCCTCTTGGACGCTTCAAGACGTATCCCCCCCGCAGCTCGAGATATCTGATCGTCACCACTACCTGACCGCCATATTTACGAAGGATCAATTGCCGAAGCCGCTCTACGATGCCGGGCGGTACCGGTACCGCAGCGCGCCGAGCGCCGCGCACCTCGATCTTTCGCGCGTAAGGCTGGTCGTTCGTAATGATGATCTCTCTGGCGGTCGGCGCCACTGAATTCTCGGCCGTCTCGACGCCGTCGACGAGCAAGAACCACGATCGGCGATACCGGCCGCTGTCGACCGGCGAGATCCCTCGTGCCGTCACGATCCCGTATCGCGCTATCTGCGGCATCCGCAGAATGCGATACTCGATCCGCCCGAATGGCCGCACCGATTCCTCGCTGCCAACCAACTGGCCGTCGACCCAAATCTGGATCTCCGGCTTTTCCTCTTGGGAGGCGAGGAAGTCCGCAAGCACCCGGCGTGCTATTTCAATATGTAATTTCTTGGCCTCTTCCGGTGAAAATCGCGAGAGCGAGAGCTCGATCGCTCGCTCGAATGCACTGCGCGCCATTCATTGCTGACCGCGTACCTGTGCTTCGAGCCGCACGAGGGTCCCGTCCACGTAGTAAGGCGGCATCGTTGCCAACACCGTGCGCGCCGTTCCTTGAATGATGAATTTATCCTCTCCGCGGCGCGGGACCCGCTGGTCGCCTCCCCCTGATCCCGCACCGGCCCCAGGCCAGCCCGCCTCATTGATTTGGGTGGGCGACAATATCACTTTCGTGTCACCTTGAATGATCTCAGGCGTCAACTCGCTAGGCGCGAACCCAACTGCCCATACGCGCACGACAACATCGTAATGCGTCTGGCTTGTCGTACCCACTGTCCTACGAAGGATTGCATTTTGTCCCACTTCGAGCAGCGCGCGGTCGAGCGCGGCGATCTCATCAGCAGCGCTCACGAGACGGCGATCCTACGATAAGGGGCAAGCAACGTTTCGACATCCGGGGGTAAGTCTCCGGTGCTGCGAGCACCACCTGCCAAAAACGACACCGACCGCACCCCGAAGATCGTCTCAGATCTGACGCGAGGATCCTTGCTCGCGCCCGAGAACGCATCGATCACGAACAGCCGGGCCGCCCGGTCGACATCACTCGGAATTGGATCATATCCGCCGGTGTAGTCAATGATCAGCGACTTCGCAACAAACCAAGTCCATGGATAGCCTGACGAGTCCAGCCGATAGAGAAGCCCGGCGTCCGCATCGAGGCGATATTCGCTTGGATCCACAACTTCGTCGTCGAGCATGACACTGGCAATCGACGATACCGGGTAGCGATCAAGCCGGACGATCTCGGCTTCGACGCCGGCGAACCCGCGCCACGACCAAAAATTGGCTCCCCCCCTGGTCCCCCCGCGATGATTGAGTGCATTCGGGTCCGGCCAGAACAGCTCGCTGACGTCTTCCTGCACCAGAACCCGATTGCAATAGGTCGCAATTGCCTGCGAGGCCTGCGCAATCTGCGACGAGATCAAGGAGTCGTCGGCGCCTGACTCGCCGCTCAACCGCATCTCAGCGAGCACGGCATCTCGGGTCGTGAGATCGTAGCTCGACGCTGGATACGTGACGGTCAGGATCGATTTCATGGCTCAAGACGCCCGTCTGAGCGAGATCACTAGCGTGCCATCCTCAGTCAGGCCCGCAGCCGCATGATACAGAGGCGCCGTAGCGCCAAGCATTAACGGTGCAAACGCACTCGCATACCCAAAATATTCGGTCACGTCGAGTTCTGGCTTGCACCGCGACTCAACGATGTCCATGACAGCCTGCACTGCCTGCAGCACACCCGTGGTACTCAGCAGATCATTACACACCCAGACACGACCGGCCCGGTTTTCTCGAACGGCACCCAGCATTCTGCTGCTCATGCCTCCTCCTAGATCAACTCTTCAAGCCGACAACAGGGAAATTCCCGAATTGCGCTCCCCGGGGTCGCGTTCACAACCTCGACACCGGCCCGCGCAGTCGCCTCTCCCCAGCCCTCCCAGGCCGGCAAGAAGTCCCGCTCGTAGACCCACTCGCTCGGCGCGCTATATGCGTCGTGCCAATGCGACCTCCCGTCGACGCACTTGCAGTCATACCCCAGCAGAACAATACGGAGCGCGGCCATCGCGATAGCCAAGCTCACAGCCAGATGACCCCCTGAGCGCCCGTAGCGGATCGCCGGCGACCCGACCCCAGGAAACTCCGGGTTATGGGTGGTCTTGACGACCCGGGCGCGCGCCGGCGGCGTGCCAAGCCCACGGCACGTCGACACAACGAGCCCGGGCCAGCGGTCAACTAGTGATAGGTTTCCCCAATAAAACCGCAGATCCCGGAAAAACAACAGCGCCCACGGCGCCAATTCTCCCGCGGTGTTGACCGCGATCGTCGGCTTGTCCTTGAGCAACGCGACATCCACGAGGGATAGGCTTGGGCCGCCGCCGAGCAGAAACACCGTCTGACCGGCGAAGATCGGTTCAGGAACCCAATATTCGACCGCCATGATCCGCACGGACGATATCTTCGTCGCTGACCCATGGTGGATAATATATTTCGAGCGCTTCCACCGGTTCATCGCCAGTGAGAAAGCGATGATACTCGCCTGGCTGGATTGAGGTGAGATCGTCCGGCCCGAGCATTGTTACGTCGGTAAGAGCGTACTCGTTCTTCTGCGCTTCAATTCGTAGCTTCCCCGACAACACGTAGAAGGCGTTCCAGCGCGCCCGATGTTTGTGCATCGAGCAGAAAGACTGCGGCTCGATCGAAATCCGATGGATCCCAATCGTCGGAACGACCAGCTTTGGCCGAGTGGAGCCCCACACCTTCCCAGTAATCACCAATCACCACCCTACCTCAACCCGATCCGCGATCCGCGCCGCTTCGGCGCGCCATTCATCACCGTATGCCACCCGCTGCCAGTTCGGGTGCCACGGACCGCCACGCGTAAAGTGCACCGCCCGCGGCTCAATTAACGGATCCGAGGACCCTTCAAGCCAGTTCCATTCCGGCGCGAGCGCGCCGATCTCATCGTCCTCGAGCCACCCGAATGCGTGAAGCCATTGCCCGCGGGCCGCATTGACCTTCTCGGGCGTCAACAAAAGGTTAGCCGCGTGCCCATTGTTGAAGACAATCAGGGATGACCAGTTTTTCCGGTAGTAACGCGACTGGATGCGCCCATCCATCTTAACGGACTCAACCGGCTCATGATCATGCTTTACCACGGAAACTGCATGGCACGGCCTTACCTTCCGTAGGACCTCGCGGACATCATCGCGCCACAGGAAGTCGCAGTCACAAAAAATTGCCCAACCCTGCCATTGACACAGCGCCGGCACCAAAAAGCGTGAATAAGAAAATTCCGTCGAAAATGGTGCGCCGTCGTTTACGTCAAGGAACTGCCCATTCTCGACACGCCATGCGCGACAATAAAGCCCAGCGTGCGCCAACCGCCGTACATCGAGGCGCTCGATCAACAGCGGTATTGTCGCGTGCCGTCGCAAGGACGATTCGCAAACTCCAAACGCCTCTCGCTCTCGCGTATCGTAACCGATAAAGACGCGAAGTGGTTCTGGAATGTTCACGCCGCTTCCCACCATTTACTCGGATTTTCCGGCGAATGCCCCAATACCTTACGCTGCGGTCCTTTCAGATGGTCGGTGTATTGTCCTAGCGGCATCGAGAACCACACATGGCCAGCGTGCCCATCCTTCTCAGTCAGGTTTACGGTTTTCAGTTCGCAAACACGCTCGGCGAGCAATCGGCAATAATCAAACGCGAACGCCGAGTGATGCTGGGAGAGCACCAGCACCTCGTCAGAAACGAACAGCCTAGCAAGTTCATTTACGAACCAGCGCGACCGCTCATTCGCCCTGACGATCCAAAACCCGATTTCACTGTGATACGGCGCGCGCCCTAGATAAGCGAGATCGGCATCCCCCAGCATTTGCTCGAGCAACCCAGGTGGGACCGGCGCAAAGGTGACGACATCCGCGTCGAGCCATACGAGCAACTCACCATTCCGGAGCCCTGACATCGCGTTCGCTGGAATGACGCACTGCTTAAAGAACCTGACAACGTCGAACCGCCACGAATATCCGACGCGCCGGTCTTTCATGCGCCACCCGTGAATTGGCGTCCTGCCGGTCCTGCGGCTATCCTTTCTGTGGCGATCGTAAAATGCCCGCGCGCCGTCACAGTCCCAAAGACTTCGACAATCGCCGCGCGGCACGAGCACCCACTCTTCGGTATAGGTTGCCAGATCGACGCTTTCGGGCCAATGGAGGGCAAACGTTTCCAAAAACCGTCGGCCATATTGCTCATAGCCTGACGGGGCAAAACCCGTGCACACGAGGGTCATTCAGGATCTTTCGCTCTTTGACCTGCAGCGCGGCGTCCGCCGTGCACCCTGATTACTATCGACGTGACGTAATCAGTGCTATCGTACAACAGGAACTTCACCCATTGGGCGATCTCCTCGGCCCGCAAGAACCGCCCTTTGGGATGCTGCTCCATCATTTTTACCAGATTGTCTCGGTCCAGGCGCCGCATTGTCATCGCGCAATCAGCGATGATCCACGGCGCAATGCAGATCAACTGCTGATTCCTGCCGACCGGCCTCGTCTCAACATACCGGTGCAATGCGGCCTTGGCCGCGGCGTATGCTCCGTCATGGGACCACGAGAACCCTGACTCTGATCCAATGACGCAAATCCGCGCGCCGGAATTATTCTCCAGAATTCGGTCGCACGCTCGGATCACGCTGCCGGCATTCGCCAACCAGGAATTGGCGATATCCGTATCGGACCGCTCGGCCAGCCGACGGCTGTTAAGAGACCCCTGGCAAAAGAGATAGCGCTCCGCATCCAGCGGCGCCTTTTCATGCCGGCCGATCGGGAATACCTTCTCCTCAAACGGCAACCGCTGGATCAGTTCTCGAACGATCTTACTTCCGGTGCCGCGGATGGCAATCACACTGCCACGCCTTCGGCATTACGAAAGTATCGCTGAAGCCAATCTCGTTTCGTCGTATGATGTGAGACTGCTTCCTTGATTTTTTGCTCGGCCGCAAAGATCGCGTCCAGCTTACCGGCGCGCACTCGAATGGCCCGCTCGCCGACCACTACGATATCGATCAACCGGGCATCTGCGGCAGATCGTGGCAACGCCCGAATAGCAAAACGATGATCGACAACCCGAAAGTCTGCAATGGCCGGGTAGTATTCTGCCATCTGGCTGATCATCATTTTTGTCTGCTGCTCGACCACGACCCGCGAAAGCTCATGATCGAGATAATACCGAGCGTCTTTCCAAGTTATTCGGCGAGCCAACGGCGTGTACCGCGCCGAGGTCAATGAACATAAGCCCTTGTTTTCCTGCCACGGGTACAGGCTGGGGAAGGGCCCATCCATCACCGTTACCGCGCGATCGGTCAGCCCTTCCAGAAGAACCGTCAGGCACGCCTCAAACCGGTCGATGCCGTATCCTTCGTGCGCACAGAAGGTGCAGTCAATCGTTAGGTCCCACCCGGCATCGTCGACTTTCCCCGGAGGCCTTCCGCATTCCACCCGATCCCCAAGGACCTTAGCGAAGTGAGCGCGCAGCTCATCAACAATGATATGCTTCTCGTGGGTTTGCAGAGCTCCTTCAATCTTTTTCAATCCGAGAGCGCTCGGATCAACTTCAATAAACTCCGGACCCGCCAAAAGACGGCGCAGACTACCGAGATGGACCGACAGCAAGATCCTTTTATAGGCGCTGAAATCGAGAAGGCTGTCCTCTTCTGCTATGCAATATAGATTGGTAGGCACCGCTCTCGCGAAATTCCCGTAACTCCGCATAAACGCGCGGTGATGCGTCCGGCACGCATCGATCGTCAATCCCGATCGCGGATAGTGGAATCCTTGGTGCAGGCGCGCCGGTATATTACCGCTGGCACCAGAAAACAGCCGGTCGGCGATTTCATGCAATTCCACATCGTGGCCGTCTCGTAGCAATGACTTTGCAAGATGGCACCCGTAAATGCCACCACCGAGAATTCTTATTTTCAAAACTGTACGGCCCTACAAAAGTGCAAACACCATACGACGGCACTCAGCTGTTTCATGGGCCTCCCCAAGATAACCGAACCCCAGTCGCTCCATGGCATCGCGGCCCTCACCCGGGTCGCTCTTTTCCTCGAATCGCTCCATAAGCGCGGTCGGATCGCCCCCGACTTGCTCCCTGAGGAACGCGCAGACGGGCTTCGGATATGCCAGTCTCACGCAAACCGCTCCTTCAAGAAATATTCGAGATGCTTTTTCCGCGGTCCTTTGAGATGCACAAAATACGCTTCACGCTGCCGTCTCCGAATCTTCCCGTCATCAGGCAGCGGACAGTTGTGGGTCAGGCAGGGATAAACGTCGACCACACCAGCACCGGTGCAGGCCGTCCACCGTTCATCGCCAAGCGGCATCCACGACGCCGGCGACCCGAGAGCAACGCCCCACGCGTCCTGATCGCCTCCCCACTCGCGCCGCTCGAGCGGCCAGGTTTCCAACACCTCGTAAGCCAAATGCAGAAAACCGATACCGAGAGACCGGTCCCGCACGTAGGCGAGATTGTTGATCCGCCGTTCAAATTTCGGACCTTTGTGCGTTACAACCATCCCGACGTTTGCTGGCACGGCATCATCGAGCGCACGGTTTGCCAGGCAATCCACATCCGGCAGGATCACGAGATCGGCTTCACTTTGCGGCTGAGCCAAAAAGTATCTCTGAGCAAATATCACTTTGCTCATCAACGGCATGTGCTCCGGCGCAACGACAGCGCATTCCAGCCCCGCCTCCTCGAGAGCCGGCGCCGTAAGACTATCAGTCAGAATGATGTAGCGAGCTCCTGGATTCGTTTCTTGCAGTGCCCGCTGGCTCGCTCGCGCCAGCGGCAGGTATTCGTTGAGCCGCGACGGCTGGCCAACGATATCGGAGTAGAACGCCGCCACGATGATCTTCTCAGCCATCCCCAAACCTCGGCCCGTACGGATCCCAGACGCGCTCATCATCGGCTGGCGGCAACGGAGCCGGCGCGGCCGGTTCCTTTTCTACCCGCCGGATTTCTTTGAGGCGTTCCGCGATCGCCGTAAAGTCATCGGCCGACCTCGCGTCAGGCATTAGGGCCATCCAAGGCAATGGTCACCGCTCTTGGCCCAGAACTCCACCATTCCCCAGGATTGCAGCAGTTTGACCGTCGGCTGGCGGCGGTCCAACCCATAGCGCGCCAGATACCGCTTCTTCTGCTCGAGCACGACGACGGGCTTGTCACGGCGAATCACTTCCGAGCCACCCTGCACCACGAAATGTTCGAAGCCTTCCGCATCGATCTTTAGGAAATCAATCGGACCGCCGAACCATTGGTCATCGAGCCGGCGGATCGGCGCGCAGCATTCTGCATCTATTGGCTCGCACACTTGTGACGTTGCCACATCTTTAATCCGTCGCAGTCCGACCTGTCCTTCCGTCGCACCAAGCGCCACGGGTCGGATAACGACATTACTCAGATGTTGCACATTCTGTCTCAGGCATACGACGTGCTCGGACAATGGCTCAAAGGCCATAACTTCTTCGAAACTGCTTGCCAGGACTAAAGTCCATAGACCGACATGCGCGCCCACATCGACCGCGAGCCTCCGACGGTCACCCGGGCAAAACGCGATTGCCGCTCGCAGCTTCGCGAGCTGATATGTCCCGCGGCCATCAACAACCGGGCTTGACCTCAGCTGTTCGGCGAAATGCAAGTCGTTCGCCGGCAACACGATCCCTGCAACCGTCTGCGTCTTGGTCACCGGTCACCCCTGATCACACGGTTCGATATGGCGCCACCCCTTCCACTCATCCGGGCTACGAAAGAGGCCTACCAGCCGAACCAGAGAGCCTGGCCGCCGAAGCGTCGACGTCCAGTCATCAATGCCAAATTCGTAGGGCATCACACCTTTTATCGAACTGTGTATCTGCTTGCGGGGCGCCCCGAGGCGCTCGGCCACAAACAATACCCGGCTGGCGTAGCTGTAAAGACGATCAACAAACGCAGGCAGGTCGCTTTTCGGCACGTTATTCAGGACCTGAACGCAAATCACCAATCCGAATGTACCAGCCGGCTGGCTCTCGAACTGAGGGAAATACGGATCGTACTTGGTCGGAACCAAGTTCCAATATTCTTCGAGCGGCTGTCCCTCATTCCTCGGGTCAGCGCGATCGTATTGCTTCCCTGCGCCGCATCCGTAATCCAGCATCGTCGTTATGTCGAAGCGGTCGATTACCTGCTTGATCTCGTCCCGCAGCTTCCAGGTAAACCGACCAGAGAACGTCTTGCCTCGGTTTTTCTGATTGTGACTCCGCACCAATTCGCCGGCACGAAAATATGCTTCGGTGAACTCCCTCAATTTACGAGCCCCTGCAACGGACGAGGCAGCGGCGAGGGCTTGGTCCAATAACCGGCATCCAACGCCGCGAACACCACTTGCGCGATACCGTCGGCGATTTTGTTCGGCACCTCGACCGACGGCACCAGTTTGCCATCCCGGCGATGATGCGGCGTCCGGCATACGCGCTCGCCGCATTCTTCATCGCGCGTAATCGTGATCCCGTGGACAATCATGTCGACGCCCTCGATACGCACCACAACAGATGCCCAGGCAACCACGTCCTCGCTGGTGCCCCGTTCCATCGCCGTTAGAATGATCTGGACATCTGGCAACGCGCGGGCGGCAGTCCCCGTCGCATCACTCATAACCCATGACCCTCAGCAACTCTTCACCTCCGCCAGTTTGCCACGCGGCATGCGATCGCGGCCCAAAGCTCTCGCGCCAATCGGAATACCGCCCGGTAAAGGTCGCACTACGCTCAAAAACCCGCGCGTAGAGCTTCGCGGCATCACACGCCACACCAAGGTGCTCCGCGATCCGCGCAACTTCTGCAGGCCCATCCAGGCGCATACGTTCGAAACGAACAGTCAGTGCTCCAGACCACGTGCACCAGATACGCGCCCAGCGCAGCATCTCCGCCATGAAACCGCCCGGGCCCAACAGTCCCGCTATCCACTCGTCCGGCGTTTCCCCGTAACGGCGAAGCTCCTCAATCATTTTCGGTTTCGGCCGCGGTCCTTCGCCATTCTTGAACCGCATCGTCGAAACCATTCGATCTCGAGGATCGCGGAGAAACACGATCACTGGACCTTGTGCCTGATCTAACGGCGCTCGGAAATTGCCCGGCTCGATAATCTCAAACCCCATCGCCCCGACGATCGGCCGAATGAGGTGGCTGCCGCCGTGGCGCAGCAACGCAACCGTCGCCAGCTTCATGACGCCGGCTTGTCCATCTCGGCCCGCAGGAAGCGCCACATCTCTCCGTTGGCCATCTCGTCCAGGCGCCATTGCCACCACGCGAGTGCTGACAGCCACGCCAACCGATCCGAATGATTTGGATAGGGCAGTGGCCTAGCGGTGTGCAAAACGTCAAGACTCCCCGATGATACCGGGAGCGCCGCGCCCTGCCCTAGTACGATCGCCGGCACCCCGGCGAGGATCGCATCTATTGCGGCGTGCGACCCATGTGTCACGAGCACAAGCGGCGCCACGCTCAAAAGCGCTCCCAATGGTTGCGGCGGCCGCGAGAACTTCGTCCCCTCGATCGGAACGGCACCTGGCCATGAGGGCTTCGGCCGATAAATGACGGCTCGTTTATGCTTGCCTTCTGCCTGCGCTAACTGCTTTCGGATCTGCCAAATGACCTGCGTCGCGTACTCCGTCGCGTCGCCCAACTCGTGGAAGTCGCAATATTTTTGCGATGAACCAGCATAAATCACCGCTGCCTTCAACGGATCACACAATTGACTGCGCGGCTTCGGATGCATCCCCAATTCGCACCAGCGCCACGATGGCCACCGCTGCCGCATCATGCGGCCTAGCGGCATGAATTCGTCGAGCGATACACGGTAGTGATGCTTGCCTTTTTGAGCCCCCATCCCGGTAGAGGCACGGATAAGCGGCTTATCGAAGAGCAGCGTATGAGCGCCCACCCTCGAATATGCTTCGAGTATCCGCTTCGAGTGCCCCTTTAGCGCAAAGACGCAGGCGACTTCGGCATCGCTCGGCTCGACAAATTGCCCGCTATCACCGCACTCAAACGTATCGCCGCACGCTTCCACTCCAGCGCAAACAGCTTTGGCAATCTCCTCTTCCCGGCCCTTCTCGCCAGCAACATAAAAGCGTAGTTTCACTCGATTAATCCATCCTCGAGGAATTGCCGAAGCATTTCACCAGAAACGATTTCCGCGCGGTTGAATTGCGTATAGGAAACGTCGCAGCGGAATTGCTCGCGGCTCCCAACCGGCATTCGCCGATCACCAATCTCCTGCAGCGGGATCGACAGTACGCTTGCCAGCCCCTCTTCACAGACCACCGGAATTCCAGCCAACAGCGCATCAATGCCGACATTGCTGTAATGGGTCACAACCGCGTGCGCGCCGCAAAGGGCCGCTTCGAGAGGCTCCTCTGCAGCGGAAAAGTCGACATCGGGAAGCGGACGTGCCGCGGTCCAACTCGGTTTTGGCCGATATACGATCCGTCGATTACTCAGTTGGCGTAAAGCTGCTATTGTTTTTCGTTCCCATTCGTAGGGTTCGAACCCGCAGGATTGCGCCCCTTTGCCACTGAGGCCGGCGACGAGGATGTGTCCGTTGGCGGGCGCCGGCGTCCAGGGAGCAAGCGGCGGAGCATTTGCGAGCCGATCCGCCGGACGCCGACGCTGGAAATACGCAGTCGCATGCCGTGCATCTAACACCACCTTATGCATACCGCCGAAATCGCCTCGGAAGGCTCGACGGTGCCAATACCCAAGATCGACATAAAGAAAGTGACCCCCAGCGCGCAGCTGGGCTTCAAACAACGGACGATGCTTCCATCCGTAGGCTAACAGCAGCTCGCCATCGGGAACGTCGCTGCACCGAATTTCACGAACCCGCCATCCCTTATTCAGGGCTCCATTGACCAATGCTTCAGCAATCCGGCGCGCGCGCGGATGCGTGGGATCATTCAAGACGACGGCGGAGCGCAACCGAGCAATCCTGCTAATGCTTCTCCAGTCTGGATTTCACCGGGACTCCACTGCGCCCACGCGAGGCGTCGAAACATCGGCAAGCGGTCCCCAAGCCAGCATGCCTCGACGTCATCGACTCCCATGACGGCAGCCGCTCCACCGATCCATTTCGGCATGTCATAAAAAACCGGAATCCCAGCTGCGAGCGCTTTGATGCCGGCACCGCTGCCCCAGACGACCGCAGCCCAAGCATCCGTGAAATCGGGATCTTTCGGGTTTTCAACGCCTGGGTGGTGCCGTACTACGACGCGGCGCCGGGTCACACTCTGCAGACGCCGCAGCATGTCCGGGAGCCAATTGCTGGGCATCCCAACGCCACGTTCGCCATAACCTCGCTGCGGCAGCACCAAGATGTGATCGCCGGCGATCCGCCAGGGCTGGAGCTCGACACCGCACAGCGGCCACCGATCTTCATCACCGCTCTCCCAGGTACCCGCGCCGTTGTGATGGCCGCGGGCCAGTGCAATAGGCTTACAGCCGTCTATCTTCCCGACCCATCCGTTCTCTGCGACGATTACGGTTGCGCCAGCTTTCTCGTAGTGTGCCGCCCACCGCTCATTGTGCGGATGGCGGTTCCACATGACCAAGACCTGGTGCGGCCTTTTCATTCTTGGCGTATCGCTGACTTTAAACCCGAGGCGCGATAGCCCGACCGTAAATTGTTCCCAGCGGGTATAGTGCGAACGCCGAAGCAGGAGACACGCTTCGTTCAGAGCAATTCCGCGATCTCGCATCTCCGGAAGTTCCTTATCGCGCTTTCCGGCGTCGCGTTTACGATCTCGCACCCAGCCCGCGACGCGCGTTCGCGGTAGCCTTTCCAGCCCTCGACCAACCCACCCCGGTACTCGAGGCCCTGCTTCGGGTACCGATTGTGGTAATTTCCGCCGTCGGGATTCCAGTCATAGCCGAGCAGCACTATCTGCCGCGCGGCCATCATCACCGCCAATGCCACCGCCTGCTGCCCGCTTGTCCGCGCCCGCGGCATCTCCCGAGTGTTGGATTCGACAAAAAGCACTCGACCAGGCCACTCCCGGGCGGCGCCAGGTGAAACCGTGATGATCCGGCCCGGCCACTCGGTAAGGATTTCGGCCCGCCCGGCAAACCAGTCAAAATCCCGGAAGAAGAGCACGCTGGCCCACGGAACATCGAGAAACGCTTCATTGATCGCCAGGCATTCCTCATTCGCCAGCAGCTCAAAGCGAAACCCTTTGAGACTAGGACCGCCTCCTATAAGAAAGACCCGCTTCCCGCGCCACAGTGGCTCAGCGACCCACGGCGTCAATGCCGTGTTCTACCATTGCTTCTGCATCCATTTTGGCAAGCGGTTGCCGGCTGATCCGGATGCCGTCTTCGTAAACATGAAACCGGCCACTTGTGCCCGCCGGACGCATTTCCCGACGCTTCGCGTCCCGGTTCGGTTCACCTTCACCGGCCGCGGCCACCGGCTCACCACTTTCGTCCCCGACCGAGCCCACACCAAACACACTCGGCACAATGATCGGCGGTGCTTCCCCGCCAGCCTCAACAACCTCGAATAATGCTGTCTCCAAAGGTACTACGGCACCCACAAGGACCCCGCCAGACGCGCCCTCATTTTCTTTGGCGACTACCGGCGGTGCTCCTTGTGGCCCGGTCGCCGCATGGACGTCCGCATCAGATGGCCACGCACTGACGGTCCCGCTATCATAGCCGCCAGCAGTCACTCTTATCGTCGCGCCCTGTGCTTGAGCCGCCTCGCTTCGCGTATGCTTCGGCCAAGGCGCGGCATCCTCGTCCACTAAGACCGCAGCTTCCATCTCGAGCCAGCGGCGAACCGAACGCGGCTTCAAGTCATGGACTGTTCCCTCAAAGAAGATGTGGTTCGGGCCTCCCTCGGCTTCCGTCGGCGTCCGCGTAAATCGGATTTTCGGCATCCGGTCTCCAGTGCAAAAGAAAGATCGCGCCCCATTAACTGCGGGGCGCGATAGGCAACGACTTAGCTGATGATTTGCGAGACGATGGTATCGTCGTTGTTGGATGCCGGTCCGTATTTGCAGTCCAGACCGAACACGGTACCAGACAGCAAAGACGCCGCCGTCGCCGTAACGACGTTTATTCGCAAGAACCTGAAGCTGTTTGCGATATCCAGTTCGTCAGCACGGCAATTGATTTCGGCAATCGAGTTCGAATTGTCGGTCGGTGTCTGGGTCAGTCCGACAATCGCCTTGCCGGTAATATCCTTCGCCCCGGCGCCGCCCGAGCTCGTTGCCTGCTCAAGCTTGAATGCGACCGTGCCATTGGAACTGATCGTGCCGACGTTCACGACCGCCAGAACCTTTGCCCAGATATCCATATCCACCCAGCCGGACGTATAGGTGCCGGCGGTGGCGCTCTGCGGATTGATATGCGCAACCGGGCTAATCGCCTCGCTTGCAAGCATGTTGTGAGTAGCCATTTCATAAAACTCCAATAAAAAAGGGCACCAACTAAGGGTGCCCTTTGCACTGGACCAATCTTTATTACGGGCTAGCGGCTAGGGGCGCGCCGCCAAAGTTACTGCCCATGACAGGGTATTGGACCCGTTTTCCCGCGTAATCGTATTGGTCCACAGCGGCGTGCCGTTGAGGCGGAACGTGAAGCGGAACGCCATCAGGCCTTGATCGAAGAACAAGTGCATCGACACGTCCTGGCGCGGCTCCTGTTGGCCGGCCTTCGTGTACATGATGTAATTGTCCAGATTCACCAGAATGATGTCGCCCTGAGTGCCGGCGGCACTGCACGGCTCGATCGGAACCACCGGGCGACCCTGGAGCGTCGCATAAGGCGATCCGGCGATGCCGTTGGGCCCCAAGTAGACCGGCACTTTCGTGCTGGCTTCCGGGTCAAACGCCATTCTTTGAAGGAACGGCTCAACGTCCTGGTTAATCAGCCAAATGGCGCCGGCGCGCAGTGGCGCATACATCCGGCCCCACATATCCGTGACATTCTGGAACCAGACGGTGCCAGCATCCTGGGAAGTGGCAGCAGAAACACTGATCACCGAAGGCGAGTTCAAAATACCGAGAGGCTGCCCCGCACCCGTGCCGCGAATAATCGCGGTATTGATACGCGCCACCATCTTCTGCGGGGCCTTCAGATTGAGCCAGCCTTCAATCGCTGGCGCATCCTCGAGCAACTCCTCCGAGATCGGCACCAAGGCCATAAGCTTCGCGAGGCGAATGGTGTCCTGCAACCAGCTGGGCTTCGATTGTGCCACCGTCGCCGCTTCGCTTTCCCAGTAAGCCAGGATGCCGCCGCTCGTTTGCCACGGCGTCGTCTCGTCTTTCGGGAACGTCATATTGTTGCTCGCCATCGGCATCGTGGCGCAGCGCGTCATCAGGTTTTCCTGAGTATTGATCTTCTGCCAGATCTGGGTTGTAAACTCAGGAGGAACCGCAAAGCCGCCGTCGCCACCGACACCCTCACTACCGTAGGACGTCGCCGCATTCATCAACCGCGTGGTGGCGCCGTTGTCATTCCGCGCATAATGAGAGAATGTCGCTTGTGCGAAATCACCTAGTGTGCGGAACCCGCCGCGCCGGTCGACCGGCGTCGCCGGAACGCTATGCCCGGGTGTTGCGGGAACCGCGTGCCCTGGATTGGGGCCGCTTGGCCTGTTCTGCGGTTCCATTCCCGCCGGCACCGTCCGACGGCCGGGGCCCCCGAACTGCAGCGGTTCGTTCGCATTGGCAAGCTTTACCCAACGCGCCGCGTTCGCCCGCAGTTCATCGAGTTGCTCAACCTCTTCATCGGTGAGCTCGCGACCGGCTTCTGCTGCCATCGCACGAATCCGCGAATGCTCGTCGATCGCCGCTTGCGCGCGAGCGCGATATTCCTCTGGCTCAACGACAGTCGCCATCGCAAGGATGGCACCCGCTGGCAGAAATGCCAGTACCTGGCCAATGTCAGCCAGGCCACCATTGACCAAGATGGTCATTCAGGCTTCTCCATTTTTGAGAAAAGCCCGATGTCGGTCGGACCACGGTAAATCCGCTGGTCGGAAGCGGGGAAATTATACGGCTGTCTTTCCCTTTGTCCTGCTCACGCAGCCGCCGCCAATAAGCGGCGCAGCCGGTCTTCTTCCGCCGAGGCTTTCGCTAACCGCGGCCGCATCGACGCTGGAAGATTTTTAAATCGCTCGGTCGGTTGCACCCGGCGATTGCCGGCGCGCAACACCCAATCACGCACTTGCGCCCTCGCCTGGGTTACTCCTACAACATTGGTGCAGAACCCGTTCTTTAAACACTCCGCGGCCGTCATCCACGTTTCGGCGTTCATCATATCGGTGATCTTGAACGGATCCATCGAGGTGCGGCCGGCGTATGCCTGGCAGAGCGTCTTGTCGATCGAATCGAGCAGATCTGCTTGCTTTCGCATCTCCGCAGAGTTGCCGATGCACATGCCCCAGGCATTGTGCACCATCATCATGGCGCCGTCGGACATCGTGATCGAATTACCCGCCATCGCAATCAGCGACGCGATCGATGCGGCCAACCCGTCTACATAGACGCTTTTGTTCGCCGGGTGCTGATTCAATAGCGAATAGATCGCGGTGCCCTCGAACACATCGCCGCCGTCACTATTGATGCGGACGTCCAGTGTTCGGACGGGCCCGAGCGACCGTAAATCGGTCGCGATCTGTGCAGCGGAAATTCCACCCAGATACCCACCGCCGATCACGTCATAAAGAAAGATTTCGGCACCGGTCGTTCCTTGCGCCTTTATCCGATAGCCGCGGCTGACGTTCTCTTTCTTCTCGCCATCGATCGTCTCGAGGAGCGCGCCGGCCGCGTCAAATACTTCCGTATCATTCTGCGCACTCGCCCGCTGCCGGATCGCCGTCAGCCCCGATCGATAGACGGTCTCGCCCTTGCAGCATGGATATTCGAAATGATCCTTCGTCTTTGGATCGGAGTCTGGCCGCAACCCCAGGAAATGCTTCCCGTAGTTTGCCCAGTCGTCTCCCTCGGGCCCCAGCCATTTATTGCCGTCGTCGGCACTAAAGGACCACGCACTCGACTTGTCGACTTTCCCATCTGCAATCAAAGAGCGGGCGTGCGCGCGGCCCGCGCTATTCAACGTCGCCATTCAGGCCTCTCCATCTTCGCGAGGAAGCCCGATGTCGGTCGGACTGAAAGGATTCCTTGAGTCGTCTATCGGGACGACAAACTGCTGACCTGACCTGGCCATTTCACAAACCGAGAAGTGCCGCGGTAAGGGCCTGCAAGTCATCCGGCTCATGTGCTCCGCTTGCCTGTGCCGTCGGCACCGTGACCACCCAACCCAGATTACCTACTGTCTTAATCTGCACGCGCGCGGAGCACTGGATGCCCGGGCTCGTAGCGGCGAGTTTGCCAGCAACCCCGCTCTGAATACTCGTACTCAGCTTTGCAAGGATTGCCGCTCTACCAAAAGCAACGATCGCGGTTTCACTCTGGCCCCGAGCCGTTGGCCCGCGTACCGTAGCGCTGACGCGGGCTTGCCGCGCATACTCGAGGGCCGCTGTCGCCGCTGCCTGTGGCCCGCTGATATGACCATCGCCCGCAACCGGCAGAAATCCGAGCGCACTTAATGCGCTCCGAACCTCGGCAGAGAGATATCTCGCCGAAATCCCGACATTGCCGTCTAGCTCACTCTTCGCCTCGCCGGCCTCGCCCGCCAGCGCACCACGCGCGCCGCGTACGCCGGTCCCAAACCCTTCAGGGGCGGCCGCAAGCGCATCAACGCCATGTGGCCAGAGGAATTCGCCATACGCAAAACTGGCTGGTGAGGGAGCAACTGCCCACAAATCACCAGTTCGCGGTATCCTCTGACGCGCGAGCTCCGCTCGCACATACTCGTGCCACCACCACGCCCCGGCACCACCGCCCCGCACACTGCGCGGCGGGACAAACACGACATCGAGATTAGGATTCGGAAGCTGATACGATCTCCTCTTGAGGACTTCGACCGAACCCTGCTGGGCCCAGAGCAGCGGTGCCGGCGGCGGGGGGACGAACACCGACTCCACGTTGCCCGCGCTCGGCAGCGCGGCCGCCCCGCTTTCCGGGCGGCGGTGCGGCGGCTGCGGATCCTGCGGGAGCCAGCCAACATTTCTCCAATCAATAAACCGCGCTTCGACGTTGGTGGCGCCAGCCAGCGCGCTCGCGCGCTTCTCGACGCCCCGATGCGGTGGTTGGACGCTAGCGATCTCCCACCCGGCGGGCTGGAAATACGCCACCGCCAGCAGCGTGCCATCTCCTACAAACGCGTGGCGCAGCCCGCGCTTCCTTGGGATCTCGAGCGGACCTTCTTGTCCCCACCGGATCGGGCTCGGAGGCGGCACAAACACCGCGTCGACATTGAACGCACCGCTAAAATGCGCTCCTCGCCGCCGAACCGCCGGCGCTGTCACGATGGTCGGTAGTGCTGCCTCCCAGCCATCATTCCTCCAATCCTGAAACGCAGCCTCGACACCATCACCGCCGGGCTGCACTGCCCCCGCTCGCTCCGGTCGCTGGTGCGGTGGCTGCGGGTCCTGAGCAACCCACCCAAAGGGTGAAAACGTGACAGGCTGCTCGATGCCGCCCGCGCCGCGCGCGATCGCTCCAGATCGTTCCACTCGTACATGCGGAAGCCAGAATGCTTGAACCGATTCTTGGCCCCAATTAAGCGGCACATTGAAGAGCGGTGGCGCGTCCTCGCGACAAGTTAGCCACTGAAAATTTTGGCGGCGCTGAAATCGCGGAGGAGCCGCCGGCGGCGGCCACCCATCCGGGACAAAGGACTTCAGCGTATCCTCGATCCCTCCGTCTCCAAGCAGGATCGCGCCAGCACGCTCGACCCGAAGGTGCTGGGGCTGATAAGCTTGCACCTCCCAGCCTCCGAGGCGAAAGACGATCTCCACCGCTTCCGTGCCACTCTCGCTCGGCATGAGCGCGCCCGGTCTGACATATCTGGGCCGCGGCGGCTGCGGCTCCTGTACGGCCCACCCAGCATTAAGCCAGGAGACGAAGGATGCTTCGATGTTGCTTGAGGCGAGAAGCTGACCGGCTCGCTCGAACCGCTGGCGCGGCATTTGCGGAGGTGTCGGATCCCAGCCATAGGGCTGAAAGATAAATTGCGTGGGCGGCACCGGATCCGGTGTTGTCGGATGGCGGGGCGGTTGCCTCTTTGGCAGGTCGAGATATTGAATGGCCCACCCGGCCGGAAAAAAGCCAGCCTGCGTTCCCTCGATCCCGGCATCTCCGATCATGAGCCCGCCGGGCTTCGAAGACCTTGGCCGTGGCAGCGGTGGCACTTGCACTTGCCAGCCTTGGTTGACCCATGGCCGCAGCAAGCCTTCAACATTACCCGCACCGGGCATCTGCGCCGCGGCACGCTCGAACTTTAGCCGCGGCGGCTGTACGGCCTGGATCTGCCAGCCCTCATTAATCCAGCGCCGGAATTGGGCGTCGACATTGATTGCGCCCGCGAGTGCCGCTCCTCCCTTTTCCACTCGCGGATGGCGAGGCTGCACTTCCTGCGTCGACCAGCCGACATTCTGCCACGCGAACTCCTGCAGCGCGGCCTCAGGTTGGGCCGCTTGCTTGTGCGGCTTAAATGCCAGCGCTACGGCCTGGTCGTATGCCCAGGTGATGGGAGATGGCGGCGGCACAAACACCGCGTCGACATTCCCAAGCAACTCAAAGGTCTCGCGAGAACGACGACGCGTAGTCGTATCAATAAAACTCGTTAGCGCGAGTGGGGTCGGCTGCAATACGGCGTCAACATTGACTGCAGACGGTAGTTGCGATCCTTTCTGCCTCTCGCTTGGCCTGCGAGGCAATATCGGAAGATCGAACTCCCAGCCAGCATTCCGCCACACGCCGTACTGCGCATCTATGTTCGCCGCAGACGGGAGGGCGGCTGCCGTTCTTTTTACGCTGCGGTTAGGTGGCTGCGGATCCTGAGACGACCAGCCGGCATTCAGCCATTGGCTGAACGGTTTTTCGATATTAGCGTGGGCGGGCGTCCAGACAAAGCGCCGATGTGGTGGTAGTGGGGCCTGCGCTTCCCAGCCCGCGTTCTGCCACCGAAACACAGGCAGTGCAACATCTGGTCGAACGACAACCGACCGCACCGCTCTATTAGGCGGCCGCGATAGCTGGGGTAGCTGCGTCTCCCAGCCATAAGGCTGAGTGATTATATTTTGACCCGGCCCAACGACGACATTGCCAAGCGCATCGACCACGACATTCCCAAGCGCATCGACCAGAACATCGGTGCCGGAGGTCCCGCCTCCAGGTGCCAATCCCTCGATGCCAGCGGCGTTCGATCGGTACGCAATGGTTCTCCGACGGGCGCGCGGCAACCAGCTTTTTGCCGCGTCACTTTCCCAGCCCCAAATCTGCGATAAGGGGCTGTACGTTATGATGATGATCCCAGCCTGACCGCCCCCCGCAGTGCCGCCAGTGGCGCTATCGTGGCCACCTCCAGCGCCGCCATAGAGACCGCCGACCTTACCATTTCCCGAAGCCGAGGTGGCTCCTGAGCCGCCGCTGCCTATGCCATGAGTCGAGTCAAACTCCGTCCCGCTGTTGCCGACTGCGTTTACGCCGCTTGCCGCCACAACGCCATTGTCGCCAGCCCCGCCAGCTTGGCCAGCCGCCGTTGAGCCCGCGCCCTTCGGCCCGGCCGCGCCTCCGCCGCCACCTCCGAACGCTGTACTGGTCGGCGTTGCCCGTCCTGCGCCCCCGTTAAAATGGACGGCATTCGCGCTGCCTGTACCGCCCGCTCCAGCACTTCCTGCGGATGCAGCGGCGTTACCTCCATGATGGGCCGTGGTTGTGACAGATGTTGCTGTCAGTGCCGTGTCTGTGCCACTACCGCCCTGCCCGACCGTATAAGTCGGATTAGAGGACATAACGACATTTTGTTCGGAGGCGTATTCTCCGCCCCCGCCGCCATTGCCGGCCCGGGTCGAGGTTACCCGCAACGAACCATTGCCACCCTCGCCGACGCACTCTACCAGCGCGGCCGTGCCTGAGAAATCGCCCGGCCTCGTCCATGTGCCGCTTGCTGCCGTAAGAAATACTGTCGTAAGACTTGACGGCACAAATGATGTGGCAGAGGTGATATAGTCAGCATTGGTAGATGGATAATTGATCCCAAGATTTTGACTTCCAGACGCGAGCGGTCCATTGCTGTCGAAAAAATTGGGCAGATTAAACGCCGCTCCAGACTGTCGTAATATCAGGTTTGTCCCGCCAGAAATGGTCTCTGCACCAGCATTGCTGCATGATCCACCGACCATCGCCCACGAATTTGCCGTGCCAATTGTCAGGGCTGTCGTAATTGCCTGCGCAGACGTAGCCACGCCCGTGGCATTCGCGTCCGGCTGCCCGCTTTGATTCATGCCAATATATTCAGCGCCGACAGCGAGGATATAATGAGTATTAGCGCAGGTGATTACGACATTATTAGATCCGCTAGCGGGATTCTCCAGTCTATAAAGATAGACATAACGACAACTCGCGCCGACACTTATGTTCTTTTGGGTAAGAGACATCGCAGCGCCGGCATAAGTAACGCTCGTGATGTCGTCGAAACTTTCTGGTGTGAAGCTCCCTACAATTGTAACAACGAGTTCGCGATCCGGCAGCGTCGAGACAGTATAGGCCGAAGACAAACTGTTTGTTGCGCCACCATTATTGCCGAGATCTGCCGAACTCCAGAACCTCGCCATTATTTGCTATCACGAACTCAGCCAAGCCCGCTTACGGTCACGCTGACATCGCCCGACCAATTCGCCGTAGCGATGATGTAAATCTCTTGGCCAGCGATCAACGGATTATTAACGTTGATCACGATTGTAGGGTCAGGATCGATCGTTACCACACCATCTGGCGCAGTGCTTACCAATTCTCCACCATACGATGTCCACAGGCCACCATCAGGTGGCCCCGGATACCCCGCTATAAACAAATCATCAGACGCGCGGTAAACGGCGAGTTGCAGGGTGTTGCCGACAGCTTCCTTTAGAGCCGTTGTTAGATTTACAGATGCGCCAAATGACTGATATTGCAGATTTGTCGGAATGACATGGCCACCAGTCGCCGGCACTCTTTTTGATACGCCAGCTGTTAACGCAACGTTCGGAACAGTCAAAATTGGCGTGCTCTGAATCGCCATAATTAGTGCCTTCGGCTGATGGACGGTTCCTGGATTTTTAATTGCGTGCTCCCATTGGTGCGCACAGTTATTCGTAGGATGGTGTTTCATGCGTACATTTCCCCTTTTGAAAAATACGAACCGTCCCGCTCAATGACGCTTGACTGGGTTCACGGCTCCGCGTTGATCCCACGGATTCGCATTGGACGGCCGCTCGTCTGCCAGCGCAAAACGGGCACGCTTGCCAATGGTCTTTTTCTCGCTCAGCATGTCATGATGTTCAGCCAACGGGACGGGCTGTTGCGGCTCAGTGGCCTTTGCATCCTGCGGCGCGAGCGGTGCCGGCCGCGCCGTGGCCGGTATAATGCCGATCCGCGGACTGAATGCAGCACAGCAGAAATCGGCGCTCACGATCAATTCGACGCGAGGCTGCGAAACCCGCACGCCCTCGCGGTTGTCACACCGCCCCCAATTCGGTTCGCCCGACCGCTTCCAATGAAAACACGCCGCACATCGCGCTGGCATTTGTGACATTTCAACTCAATCCCTGAAGTTCGACAGCAATCTGCTCGACTACCGGTTCCCATTCATAGGCTCGCTTCTGACGGAAAACCCTCGCTGTCGGATACCAGGGGCTGCGGTTCTGCCACGGCGCTCCTGGAGTGTCGGCCAGCCAATGCCAGCTACCCTCAGTGTGCATTAGCAACCACACCGGCTTACCCATTGCCCCAGCGAGGTGCGCGATTGCGCTGTCGACGGTTATCACGACGTCAAGGCATTCGACGAGCGCCGCAGTCTCGTCCCACGAAGGCTCCTCGGCGCCGAGACCCGGCAACATCGTGTTCTCCGCAGCGGGCGGTCCACATTGCAGCGAGCAAAACACCGCGTCATAGCTAAAGAGCGGCGCGAAGCTCCTAAAGGTCGCTGATTTGCGGCGTCCATATTCACCTAGCCAGATGCCCTTGCGGATGCCCGACGACCAACACAGGCCGATTTTCAGCCGGGTTTCCCCGCACAGCTTGAGGCGTTCTCGCCACTCTTCGACGAGGCTCGGACATGCTCGCAGATACGGGCCGTGCCAAGGTACCGTCGCAACTCCCGTCCCCAACGCGTGCGGCGCACTGAGCAACGGCAGATGATAATCAAAATCGGGAATGCCCAAAGCATGCGGGTAATTAACCGCACGCGGCACCACCGTCACGCCCGGCATCGAACGTCTGAAGAGCTCGATCATGCTCTCCCGTACCTCCAGCCGCACGTCATAACCCCCGGCCGCCAACAGCGGCGCATAGCGGCATAGCGCTAGCGTGTCACCGTGCCCCATCTCTTCGTGCAAGTGGATCGCGCACGGTGGCGGCTCGCCTTGCCAAATCGGTCTCTCGAACCGTCGCATCGGAATGGCAAATTCCGGCGCCGCTGTTTGCTGACCACGAAATTCGTATTCAACCCAGCCCTCGATGTATAGGCCGATTGACTGCAGTGCGAGGGCCTTATTCCATCGGCACATCGCCGGGTCTTCCACGCCGAGCGCAAGCGCTCGGTCATGCAGGCTAATGGCTTCCTCGTGTCGACCCTGCCGATAGGCAATTGCCGCAGACAGGTGCATTGCGTCGCCGGCGCGTTCCGGATGCTCGGCGATAACCTTGTCGATCGCCAGCTGTGCGACGTCGTACTCCATCGCATCGATCGCCACGACGGCCTGATCGAGAATGATCACCGGATCCTCAGGAGCAAGCTCGAGAGCCCGGGCGCGCGCCGCGCGCGACCCTTCCAGGGTCCCGACCGCATGCTCGATGACCCCGAGCACCCGCCACGCCTTTACGTCTTCGGGATCAATCTGCGTCGCTCGCCGCGCCTCGATTAGCGCTGCGTCATCGAGCCCGACGGCCAGCAGCACTCCGAGCGCATAATCCGAACGATAGTCCGTCGCTCGCGGGTCTGCCTCGAGCGCCCGCCGAAACCAGTCTCCCGCTTCGCCGAGTTTCTTGTTTCTCAGCGCCACCCGCGCGCGAAACACGCAGGCCTCCCCGCGCGCGATCCGCTGCAGCGGGGTCGTAAACGGCGGGCGCGTCTCGCGCTCCATGACCCTGTAGAACACCGCCGCATTGGCGGCGTTGACATCCCCATCCAGTTCTTCGACATAACCGTAAGTTTCGACCGCGCGGCGCGCGTGCTTCAACAGCTCGCTGAGGTTCACGTTCTTCCCCCTCCAGAGACCGCCACCCCATTCGACTCCGTCAACTTTTTTGGGAAACGCAAATGAGCCGCTATGTACTCGCGCGTTGGTGTGAAAGAAAACGCGCCATAGCAGTTCGTCGTGCTTGCAGTATAAAATGGTGGCAATTTTGGAAGAGGCGTTTCCTTAAAGGCCACTCGCACTACACCGGCATGCAGAGGACGTTGACACTGCGCTGCTCAATAACGTAGCGCATGCTCTGAATCAGCTTGATCAACGCGCGTTTGTCGGTGTAGACACAATCGCTCTCGATGAACATCACCGGCCGCGTGCGCATGATGACCTCGCGTGCGCCGAGCAGAACATCGAACTCCGCGCCCTCGACATCCATTTTGATAAATGACACATGATCTGTATCACCGATGAAGTCCGTCAACGGGCGTGCTTCAATCGGCTCCCGCGGCCAAGTCGGCGCATGCTGGGGTAAAATCGAGATACCGCCGGAATTCGTGTTCGGCTGACTGAAGTCAAGCACCGGGATCGACAAGGTACATTGCCCGGACCACAACGCACAGTTATGAAGTTGCACTTGGCGATCGACATGATTTAGCGCAACGCTTCCACAAAGCATGTGATAGACAGGCAGTTGCGGCTCGAACGCCACGACGCGCTCTACATGCGGCACCAACGCTAATGTCCAACATCCGAATGACGCGCCGACATCCACGGCGACGCCCCGCGGACGCTCGCGTAGAATGCCGATGATTTCGTCGATCTCTCGGTCTTCCCAATAAACGCCAGCAATCCGTAACCAGTCGTACTGACCGACGTCAGTGTCGGATGAGAGCATCCGGCCGTAGCGCGTCGCAAGAAGCTGAATGGTCATGCCTCTATCACGAGACCCCCACTCATTGGCGACTCTTCAACCACACCCTAAACCTATAAAGGAAAGGGTAAGAGGATGTTTGTTCCATGCTTATCCGGTTGTTACCCGCAGCCGCTACTTCTAGACAGGATCGTAAATCTCGGCAAAGATGTCCGGCTTGCACGGATATAATTCGTCCTTAGTACCTCGAATAATCCAGTCTCCATGTTTTACCGTATGGTCGCCTTCGCGCGTCGGTATCGTCAACTCGATGTAGGGAGCCTGTTCGCCGCAGTCGTCGGAGAAATCATCGACGTTTCGGCCAGGATTATGTACGCCGATGACCGGACCGAGAAAATCGCAGACCTCCGACCAGTTGCGCCAATTGAGCTGCACAGCCTCGACAACGACTGGCTTTTTGCGAAATCGCGCCATCAACATCTAGCTCCCGTTGGGTGTCAGCCGGATAAGCATGGTTTGTTCTTTCAGGAATTCCTTCAGCTCCTCAAATTTTACGGCGCCAGATGGCAGACTTATTTCGGACATCGAGTTGAGATCGGGGGTCGCGACCGCCCTGCTGAGATGCAGTCTGCATACCTCGATGCCGGCACCTTTTAAGATGGCGCGACTTCTTTTTGATAGCTCGGACCGATGGTCCTGGCCTCGATCCATCTCCAATACCAAGAGAGGAATGCCCCCGGTAGTTTACGCTCCCATGCTGGGATGCTCACAGGCTCTCCAGTTCCGCCCTCAGCACCCTTGCGCGCTCCTCGCGCTCACGCGCTAACCGCCGCTCCTTAGCCTTCGGATGCTCCCAGGTCTGCTGGTCCCCAACGTAGCCGTCCCGATATTGGGGCACCTCGCCCTTCCCAGCGCAGCGGTGGCATGCAGCCTCTCCGACGACACCTGGCGGCCGACACTCCGGACACGGAACCAACTCCCAGATTTCCCAATCCGCCTGGTCATGGACCTCTCGGATAACTTGGTCGGCTTCAGTGCCCAGCGTATGCCGCAGACACCCAAACTCACCGGGTGTCACCTGGTCGCACAGCGGGTTCCCTGGATCACGACAGCGCCCGGCGCCGGCCGGCGCTGATGGGACAAACTGGGGCGCAGTATTCGCGTAGCTGACCCAGGTTCCGCGCAGCCAATGAAGACAACTCGAGCATGTCGCGGTCATACGCGGCGCAGCGTCATGCTTATTTCCGTAGCGACATTGAACTGCGTCTCCGCAGCCAACTCGCGGCGCTCGGGCGCGATCGACATCCCCAAGTCACTCCATCCGTAGCAAACCCGCCCAATTGGCTCGAAGTCGACGTTCGCGATTAATGCCAAAGGCGTCATCGCGCCGCCCTCCGCCGTCTGCTTTTCGCACTCCTTCCGTGAGAACATCCGGAGCGTCATCGGCAGGATCGGCCGCACATGAGTCGGATCCGCAAGAAAGTTATCGCTGCGCGGATGCGGCACGGTTACCCAAAGGAGCGCCCCAGGGCACATCACTCGGTAGAGCTCCCGCATGATGTTCACGAAAGCCGCCGGGGTCGAACCGAGATGCTCGAGGACGTGGTGCATTACCACTTCGGCAGCGACCTCGTCTTCCCACGGCCATGGCGTCTTTTCAAGATCGCACACCTCATCCGGGCTACAGGCCGCCCAGAGATCAACATTGACAAACCCTGCGAGATGCGCGCGGCCGCAGCCTAAGTTCAACCTCATCCGTCTCGTTGCCCGGGTTCGTTAGTCTATGGCCTTCAATGCATTAATGCTGCATTTAACGGCTCTGGAGGTCCGCTTCGCCCGGGTGCCTGCTAGATGAGACCCATGTCCCGCAACATACGGCCACGGGCCTCCGCGCGTTCGACCCACAGCTCGATCGGCCGGCACCCCTTACCAACGCAGTCCCCGCAAATCAGTCCGTCGCAGCCGTAACACACTCCCCCGCAGTCTTCCGCGGACGCCCGGTGCGGGATCGTCACGATCTTTTGGCAATGAACGCAGGTAAAGGTGTCGTGCTCGACCCGCTCTTTACGATCCTCGCGCGTGAGGATTTGCACTCCACCGCCGCGATGACGAAGCAACCTCGGCAACCTTGATTACCTCTCGACCCACGACACGTTTCCGATTGCCGAACCTGTGAAGTTCGAGCTCAGTGCCCGTACCCCGAGCCCGGCGCCAGCGCTCGCCGGAATAATGATGTTGTCGCCGTCGTCCAGGGCGCGCCAGCGATTGGTACCGCGCTGATTGACACCCCAGCTCTTGATCGCCAAGCCGGCGCCAGCGGTCGTATAAGTTCCTTCGTTCGTCGCATTGTTCTGAAAGGTGTACGACGCCGCGGAGTCACCAAGGTCCAGAAGGTTCGCTGTTACTGCAGTCGCAGTAAATAAATTGGTGGTCGAATTGCGCGAAACGTCCCACTGTACCTGACAGTCGGTTGACGAGAGGCCACCAGTTTGGCCCATCTCGATTTCGTAGACCATCGCGCGTCGGGCGGTGGAGCCAACGAGCAGAAGTGCTGCTGTCTTATAGGTTGTCGTTAAGGATCCCTGAAGAATTGGCCCTTCATAATTTGCCATAATGTTTACTCCCAGTTAAAAATCACAGGCGCCGGCAGTGGCGGGGCCATACCGAACCTGTGTCTCCACACCCCGATGGTAGAATTCGACGTGCGACCAATGTTTTGCCTCGCCGATTATGCGTGCATGTCGCGCAACCCCTTCCACTCAGCAGGTCAGCAGGTCGGATGGCTTGGCGGGGGCCCGGTCGGCGCGATTATCGGCGCGCCAGCGGATTGCTGAGTTGCCATACCCAGCGGCTATAGAGAAAATGGACGAAACCGAGCCCGTAGCGCAGCCCCAGAAGCGCTGGGATGCTGTAAACGGCGGTACACACCAGCTTAGCGCCACAGAGCCGCGGATCGTCGGTCGCGATCTTCCATAGGAAACCACCGCTGCCGACAACCAGCACTACCAGCAGGAACACCCACCACGGGCGCCGGGCTCGCCACGTCGATAGCCCAATATCGGTCGTCCAATGGGCAAAGCTCATGATCTCCGCAACCAACAGCGGGACTAGGCCGGAGCCCCACGGGAGCAACATGCTGGCCATCGTCACTCCGATGATCCCCCATCGGCGCAGCCACCTGGGGCCGCGCTTCCACCCCATCAGTGACGCCACCCCGAAATGCTGGCTGCCGAAGTGCCATGCGTTCCATATCAGGTACGTAATGGCGAGCAGCTGAAAGGCCGGGTCTCTGATCGAGCCCGAGACCGCCCCCACCAGCATAGCCGCCACAGCACACAGCGTCGGCAGAAGGATGAATTTCACCGGCCGCCCGCGCATCATGCAGCGGAAATCTCGACTGCCCCAACTCAACCACAAGGGACACACCAGATGCGCGTGATCGAGAACGATCGCGAGCGAAAAGTAGGCAAACAGGAGCCCGCTTAATGTGGCCATCGCCCGCCCGGGTCGCACGTCCACGGTTGCTTGGAATAGCAAATGCCCTCGCCTCGTCGCGCCTTATGGATCACCGGATCCGACCCTAAATATGCCGCATCGGATTGAGTGCAGTCTTTTCTCTCCGGGACACACACTTTCATCCAATCGCGATGCCGAAGGAATTCGGCGGGTATGCACCGGCTGTAATGCACCCCGCTTACCGACCCATCAGGACACACCCACGCGCCCGTAAATGGGACGTCGAAGACATCGGCGTGAGCGGCCGGGAAAACCGCGTCTTTGATCCAGTCGAAGGCTTTCGAGGCATACCTCTTGACGCCACCAGCGTCAGTGATCTCGCCATTATTGCAACTCTGCGATTGATAGCCGGAGCACTCCCACACCTGGAGATACTGCACATAGGCATCAACCTGATTGAGCGCGCACGCCCCCGTCCCGAAGCAATACGCCCCGACAATCAGGTTGATCGAGTTCCAGCGGTCGAGCGCCACGGTCGGATGGTCTGTCGTGTCTATGGTTTGGCACGGCTGCTTGACGCCATTGATGTACATGCACAACGAGGTATTGGTGCCCGCGACATTGGTCGTCGTCAATTGGCCTACGGTGGTCCACTGCGTAAAGTTTACATTGCCGGTTTGATCAGCCGGCGTCGCCTGACGACAATTCCCGCCCCCACCGCAGTTCACGAAATCCCACAGCCCCATCCCGGCTACCCACTGCCAGACTGAACTGCTGTTGTTGAAAACGTTGATTTCTATCTGGTCGGGAGACAGCCACGCATTATTGCTATTGTTCCACTGCAATGTGTAGAGAT